ATGATAAGAATACAGCATTTGAGTTGATGCATGATGAAAATCGCATCTTCATGAGATATTTTGATGGTAGTTCTGATAGTGTAGTTAACTTAGATGCCAACTCTATCAGTTTACCAAATCACTACTTTGTAACTGGTGAGAAAGTTGAGTATGTTTATACTGACTCACTAACTTCTACAGATGATGCTGTTGGTATTGCAGCCACCACAATTGCTGGGGTAACAACTGATAAGTTACCAACAGAGTTGTATATTGTTAAGAGAGGAGAAAGTGCAGTATCATTCGCAGCTTCTGCAACAGATGCACTGTTGAGAGTACCTGAGATATTAGATCTCACTTCTTTGGGTATAGGTACTTACCATAAGATTGTAGCTACTAATCAAGATGCTAAGGCATTGGTGGCTATTGATAATATGATTCAGGCACCTCTTACCAACACTCTTGTTAATACAGAGATAGAACAAGATATAGTATTTGATACATCATTTAATGTAACTGGTATTCAAACCTTTAGAGCTAATGATCTCATTCAAATTGATGATGAGATGATGTTGATTCAATCCATTGGTGTTGGAGTTACTAACAGATTTGATGTACTTAGAGCTCAAATGGGTTCTGTAGCTGTACCTCACAGTGTAGGATCTACAGTAGCTCTATTGGGTGGTCAATATACCATTCGTGATTCAACCATCTTCTTCTCTGGACCTCCTGCGGGTAATACACCTATTGGAACGACCACTGGTGGACCTGATGATGTTTCTTGGGTAGGAGTTACCACCAGATCTACTTTCCAAGGTAGAACCTTTATGAGAAGTGGTGTACCTGAGGCCACATTTAACACATATCAAGATAACTACACCTTTGATAATATTCAAGGTCAGTTTAATGGTGTTGAGAATGAGTTTAGAATTACTAGTGATAATGGAACAGATATAGCTGGTTTCTCTACCAACCAAGCCATCATCCTTAATTCCAATATTCTTCAGGAACCACAAGGTGATCAATTTGGTACTGGAGATTTTGATCTTCACGAAGACACAGCTGGAATCACCAGTATCAGATACACTGGTACAGATATAGCAGTAGGATATGATCCAGCCAGATCTGATGTACCAAGAGGAGGTATTATTGTTTCTCTGGCATCCACAGAAGGATTTGGATATCAACCTCTTATAAGTGCAGGTGCTACTTGTACTGTATCAGGTTTGGGAACTATTCAAACTGTAAGTGTTGGTAATAGTGGTAGTGGATACAGAGTTGGTGTTCAAACCATTGTTAATGTTTATACTCAGAAACCCAGCAACGGTGTTCCAATAATTGCATCAATTGGTACAGCCATTATTCAGAATGGTAATGTGGTGAGTGTTGCTGTCACAAATGGTGTGGGTGGTTACATGCAATCTGAACCCCCTGATATTGTATTTGATGCTCCTCTCCCTTATTCTAATATTCCTCTTGAATATGTTCCTAGTTCAGTTGGTTCTGGATTAAGTGCCACAGTTGATGTGTTTGTTGGAGCTGGTGGTAGTGTTGTTGATTTTTCCATCAATAACTTTGGTTATGGATATGGAGAAGGAGAAGTCCTCACCATTGGTGTAGGTGGTACTGTTGGTATTCCAACTCATCCTGGAAATACAAACTTTAGAGACTTTGAAGTAACTGTTGATGAGGTATTCAGAGATACCTTTAATGGTTGGACTATAGGTGAGATTGACGTATTTGATGAACTAGATGGTCAGTTTAATGGTGAAGAAGTTACCTTTAGTTTAACTATTGATAATAATGTTACTTCTATCTACACCCCTGAAGGTTCTCCCGTTGAGTTGGATCAAAACCTTTTAGTATTCATTAATGATATTCTCCAGAATCCTGGAGCAGCATATAAGTTCAATGGTGGTAGTGAGATTACATTCACAGAAGCACCAAAACAGGGTGATACCTCCAAGATTCTTTTCTACAAGGGAACTCCTGGTATTGATGTAGTATTTGTTGATATCCTTGAAACTGTTAAAGTAGGTGATACTTTAACTCTTCACAATGATTCTATCATTATGCAGGGTCGTGATTTAAATCAATTACCAAGAGTAGTTACTGGAATCACCACTCTTGATACTGTTACTACAAATGCCTACAGAAATCCTGGTGTAACAACCGATAGAACACTGTTGAGACCAGTAACTTGGTGTAAGCAAACTGATGATTTGGTTATTGATGGATCTTATGTTACCAAGGATAGAGTTAGTTTAGAACCTACTATCTACCCCTCTGCTTATCTTATTAAGTCTTTTGATGTGGGTGATAAAAATGTTTATGTTGATTCTTGCAGACCTTTGTTTGATCAACAAAATGAAACTCTAATTCTGGATTATCAGTTTGATATTGAGTTAACAGATCAAGCATCTATTGTAGCAGCAGCCGCCACAGCAACTCTTAAATCTGATGGATCTATCGATTTTATTACTGTAACTAATCCTGGTGTTGGTTATACAAATCTTGCTAATCCAAGTGTATCCATTTCTTATCCTACTACATCCACATCTGGTAGAGCAACCGCTACAGCCAACGTGGGTGGTGATATTGTTCAAACTATATCAGTTACTAACGCTGGATTAGGTTATACGGCTCCACCCACTATTTTAATCGAACAACCATCAGTTATTCGCGAAAGAATAGGAGTTTCCACTTATGTGGGTGATCAAGGTACAATTGTTGGAGTGGCATTCTCAGCCAACAATACTACCACTCTTGAATTGTATATTCCACAAAATTCTTTCATGAGAGATGATTTCTACGTGGGTGCAGGTATAACTGTGAGCCAATTAGATGTGGGTGATTCTTTTGTGGTTAATCTATCCAATATTGGAATTAATACTCTCAGCACCATCAATGGTGTATACACAGTTACGGGAGCATACAACTTCACTAAAAACTTCCCTAATCTTGGATTTACCACTACTGTAAGATGTATTGAGTTTGATACAGGTTCTATTGGACCTAATAACTTCTCATCTACTCTCATTCATTGGGATAACAATGTACTGAAATTTGATAACCAAGATTTCCCAACTGGGGGAACTGGAGCATTCCAAAATGAAAGAATTTATGGTGAGTACACTTTTGGTAAAATTATTACCAAAAATAGGCCATCTGTGGGAGCCAAAAACTTTGTTGCTCAACCTTATGATGATCTGGTAGATTCCCCTCTTATAGAGAGATTTAACCCCCTTAGATTTGTCGGTTATGCAACCGATTGATAAATAACTTCTAGAAAAAGGTACTTTTTATAAAATGGCAAGACAGGGTATTAATACAGGAACGTCTCCAAATAGCGGGACTGGTGATACACTGCTTGAAGGTGGTGTAAAGATTAATGATAACTTTATTGAACTTTACGATTTATGTGGTAATGGTAATGTTCTGGCACCAGGTATTGTAACTAGTATCTTAGCTGGTGATGGAATTTCAGTAGATCAAACAACAGGACAAGTTACAGTTACTGCATCTGTTGCTTCTACTGATAATGTGGCTGCAGGAGGGTTGTTTGTAACGGGTATTTCTACCCTTGGTACTAACAATGGTATTGGAACTGTTACCATTGGTGTGGGAAATACAGCTCTCTTGGTAGATGGAAATGCAAGAGTAATAGGCATCCTTACAGTTGGTAGAGATTCTATTAGGATTGATGGTGATAATAATCAAATCCATGTTGGTTCTGGTGTGACCTTAATGGCCACTGGTGAAGCAGAATACACTGGAATGGTTACAGCTTCTGGTGGTTTTGAAGGACCAAGTGCAGTTTATTCTGGTATCACTACTATTAATGAGGAGGGACTCCAAGTAACAGGTATTACTACACTGAGTGGTAATGTTACTTTAGGTGTTACAACAGCTCAGGCAGTAACAGTTAATTCAGCCATTAAGGGTAACCTAAATCCCAGTGCAAACCAAACATTTAACTTAGGTACTGTTGGATTCAAGTGGAATAACTTGTGGGCTAATTTTGCCAGACTAACCACAACACAGGTTGGTAATAAGATCTTCATGAATGATAGTGGAGATACTGGTGTTATTACTGCTACCAGTTTTGTTGGTGATGGTTCTCAATTAACTGGTGTAACAGCAGTAGGTTCAGGTGTTGAGATCGAAGATAGTGGTACAACAGTAGGTGTTGCTGGAACAATTAACTTTGGATCTAACCTTAGTGTTACTGATGTATCCGCTGGTATTGTAACAGTAAATGCCTCTGGTGGCGGGTCTGGTGTTTCTACTGAGAATGTAAGAACAGATACTCTCACTGTTGTTGGTGTTTCTACTCTCAATGGAAATACAAATGTAGGTGTAGATACTAACAATACATTGACTATAAATGCGTTCGTCAATAGTAATCTGATTCCAAACGCTAATCAGACTTTCAACTTAGGTAATACAAATAATAAGTGGAATAACCTTGTTGCCAACAATGGTACCCTTACTCAATTGACTCTGGGTAATGGTAAAGTAAGAATTAATAATAGCAATACTGGTATTATTACGGCTAGAGGATATGAATTAGTAAATGCTAGTTCGGTTGGTATTATTACTGCCTCCTCAGGAGGTGTCAGTGTAGTTGGAGTGGTAACAGCTACCAACTTCGTTGGTGATGGTTCGGCTCTTACTGGTATCACAGCAACTGGATCTGGAGTTATTGTTCAGGATAGTGGTTCAGTAATTGGTACAGCTGGTACAATCAACTTCGCAGCCAACCTGAGTGTTACTCCTGTATCACTTGGTATTGTAACTGTTACTGGTTCTGCTGGTGGTGGTTCAACTGATAACATTATCACTGGAACTGCTGCCACCTTTACGGATGGTATCACGGTTACTGGTTCAGGTGTTACAATTCACAATCAGGGTATTGATGTAACAGGTGTTGTCACAGCAACCAGCTTTGTTGGTTCTCTTACTGGTGCTGCAACAGCAGCTGCAACAGCAGTTTCAATTCCTATCACCAACGTTACTGCTAATGCAGAGAGAGTTCTGGTTATAGGAGGTGGAACACCTTTAGCTTCAGGTGTACCTGCTGGTTTAGTTGCAAATAACAACCTTGCCTATAACCCCAACACAGCTCATCTGAAAGTTGGTACTGGGTTCTCAGTATTTGGTTCTACTGGTGTTGTTACAGCAACTGCTTTCGTGGGTGATGGTAGTGGACTTACTAATCTACCCTCTAGTGGTTATACAACATCTAGATTTGTAGCTTCTGGCACTCAAAACAGTTTGGCTGTAGGTTCAACCACTAACCTGGATATTGCTGGATTTGATTCTTACGCTTTACTCAAGGTTGGTATCAGTAGTGCAGCTTGGGTCAGACTTTACACTGATGAAGTGTCCAGAACCAATGACGCTACTAGAAACTTTACGACAGACCCCGACCCTAATTCTGGAGTCATCGCAGAGGTTAGAACCACTTCAGCTGGTGTAAGCACCTTTAGAATCTCTCCTGGAGTTATTGGCTACAATGATGCTACTAGCATTGGTAGTACAATCTTTACAGCAGTTGTTAATAATGAAGCTAGTGTAACTAACCTAACAGTAGACCTAACCATCATCAACCTGGAGCCTTGATATGACCCAGTACATTGTAACAGTCAATAGAGCACAGTTACTATTCACATCCACCCCATAACCTCATAAATAACAAAAAAGTATTGATTCAATGTCTGCGATAATCACTGATCAATTTCGCATTTTAACAGCTAAGACTTTTGTGGGAGAAGTTCAATCTTCCTCTAGTTCTTATTATGCGTTTCTTGGTTTACCAAATGCAACTGATTACCAAATTGATTGGGATGCTGATCCACCAGCTCCAATGGATAGTTTAAACCAATCCAATGAATACTGGGATACAATGCTTTCTCTCAAGAAAGTAACCAGTGGTGATGTTAGTGAAGTTGTAAGAAAGATTCAGTGGCAATCTGGTACCACATATGATATGTGGAGAAATGATATCACTCGAATCAATCCTTCACAACCATCTGGTGCATTGGATATCTATGATGCCAATTTCTATGTGGTTAATAGTGAATATAAGGTTTATATTTGTATCTTTAATAATGCTAACCCTGATAACAGTTTTAGAGGAAGCCCTTCACTAGATGAACCCAACTTCACTGATTTAGAGCCTAGAGAAGCTGGTAGTAGTGGAGATGGTTATCTTTGGAAGTATCTTTATACTATTAAACCAAACCAGATTATTAAGTTTGATTCAACTAACTACATGCCAGTTCCTAGTGATTGGTATGTAGGACCATCTTATGCAGCTGTTAGAGATAATGCTGCTATTAGTGGCCAACTCAAGTGTGTAACTATTAGAAATCGTGGTGTTGCTCTAGGACCTGCTAACATTACTTACACAGGAGTTCCCATTCTTGGTGATGGTAGAGGAGCAGAAGCTACTGTTGTTATCAATAATGATTCAAAGGTTGAATCAGTAACTGTTTCTAATGGTGGAGAGGGTTATACATTTGGTACCCTGGACATCACTGGTGGTGGTATTCCCGCAGGTACAACTGCTCCAGTTTTTGATGTGATCATTCCTCCGCCTGGTGGACATGGGGCTGATATCTATAGAGAACTTGGAGCCTACAACGTTCTGGTATATGCACGATTTGAGAACGATACTGATAACCCAGATTTCATTGTAGGTAACCAGTTTGCTAGAGTAGGTTTAGTCGAGAATCCTACAGCTTACAACTCTTCTACCATTCTTTCTGCTAATCAGGTTAGTGCAGTATATGCATTGAAACTTACAGGTACAGGTTACTCATCTGCTCAATTTACAGCAGATTCTCTTGTTACTCAAACAGTTGGTGTGGCATCAACAGCTGTGGGAAGAGTTGTTTCTTACGATCAAGTAACAGGAGTTCTGAAGTACATCCAAGATAGAACCACAGCTGGTTTCAATAGTGATGGAACCAAGAATACTGACCCTGAGTATGGATTTGAACAGTTATTATTCACTGCTACTCCGGGTACGAGTGGTAATGTGAATATTATGCCTACAACTGGTTCTACTCTGAAGATTGATACCAATTATACCGGTAACACTATCACTATAAATACAGTTACTTATAACCTTGGTCAAGAATTTACCTCAGGTATTTCGTTTCCAGAGTCTCAAAAATATTCTGGTAATATCATCTATGTTGATAACAGACCATCTGTTACAAGGTCTGCCTCCCAAAAAGAAGATGTGAAAGTCATCTTACAGTTCTAAGATAGGATTATGCCACAGGAAACTAATTTAAACGTTGCTCCTTATTTTGACGATTATTCGCCTCTGAGCAACTATTACAGGGTATTATTTAAACCAGGTTTTCCTGTTCAAGCCAGGGAACTTAATTCGCTTCAATCCACCCTTCAAAATCAAATTGAGGATGTTGGTAACCACTTCTTTAAAGAAGGTTCTAAGGTAATTCCTGGCGACACTACCTATCAGAATAACTTTCATAATATTCAGATTCAAGAGGAATATCTGGGTATTCCTGTATCTCTATATCTTGATCAACTTGTAAGGAAAAACTATTACAGGTGCCACATCTGGTGTTACTGCTCAGGTTGTTACCTATATTACAGATGAAGTGTCAGAGAAGGGCAACTATACTCTTTATCTGAACTATTATAATGCCAGCAATACAGATGCTTCTACTGAAACATTCTCTGATAATGAGGTTCTTTTAACCAATGACGAGATTGTATTCGCCACCACATTTATTGCAGCTGGTGAAGGATTTGCACTTACCCTTCCTCAGAATGCATCATCTGTTGGTGCTGCTTTTATCATCAATCAGGGTGTATATTACCTGAGAGGATTCTTTGTTGATGTTGAACCTCAAATTCTCATTCTTGATCAATATTCCAACACCCCTAATTGTAGGGTTGGACTTACTGTAATTGAAGAGTTAATTTCATCTGATAATGACGAATCACTTAATGATAATGCACGTGGATTCAATAACTACACTGCACCTGGTGCTGATAGATTAAAGATTAGTGCTCTCCTTGATAAG